AGGATACCACGAAAGGGCTTGATGGAGGGCAACAGACGCTTTCCATACTGGGAGCATGGGGATACACCTCAGATACGATCTCGGTCACTACTTCAGATGTGGTAGGAACCACAACGGCTACATCTGTCTCTGTTGCTTCTGCATCTGATCTGGGGTCAGCACAAACCATTCTGATCGACTCGGAGCAACTTTATATCACTGCCATTTCCGGTAACACTCTTACTGTAGAAAGAGGAGTTAATGGATCAACGGCAGCAACACATTCAGGAGGTGCAAGCCTCTACCGATATGACTATCCTGTATTAATTGCTCAGGCGTGTTTGGATTTAAGCAAAGTAACATTCAGGGATAGGGACTTGGGAACCGTTGCGAGTATAGGATCGGGAGAGATGGCAATAACTTCAGCCGAAGGCGAAATTCAATCTATTTTAGGGACACTGGATCAGTTCCAAGTAACAGGAACATCCAACGGAATTATTTTTTAATGGCAGCGACAAAGCCAACAACTACATTTAAGTTAAAAGGGCCAGTATTTAATACTCCTTCACAGGTTTCGCTAGGATTTCAGGAGGCCGTGAATCGAGGTCTACTTGATCTCGCTACTATAGAAGGTAGCAATAAAGTTAAGGAGCAACTGGTTCCGGGGCATGGCAGGGTTACTGGTAATCTCCGAAGTCATATTGGAGCAGCCGTAACCGAGGATAACGTGGCTCAAATTGATGCTGGAGAACATCAGCATGGAAAGAATATTATTTATTCGTCATGGGTCGAAGGAATTAGCACAAAGAATCGGGCACGACCCGGATTTCCGGGCTGGCATATGTTTGAAAATGTCTATAATCATATAAATAACAACCCGAAGCTATATGAGGATTATATTGCTGAATCTATCGTGGAGGCATTTGATTGAGTAGATCAGGAGCCTTATCAAGAATCGATGCACTATTATCGGATATAAGTGATCCGGCATTTACTAGCGTCCTGCGAGGGGAACCGCTTGCGATATCAGGTTCTCCATTATTAGCTTATTGGATAACTGGAAGAACAGATGCTTTTGAAACGCTGGGCGATATAGGTTCCAGAACAAGCATGTTGATTCGGGCCTATTTCAGGATGCAGGATTCTCAGGATGTCAGGGAAACGCTAGAAGAAGAAGTCTGGGATACTATGGTTCAGGTTGATACGAAGCTACGATCCGACGCTAATCTAGCAGGTAATGTTTCTGATTCTAATGTAGGTTCTGCAACGGTCGGATATATAACTATGAGCGGCAGCGTTTTTCGAGCGGTTTCGATCCCGTTCGAGGTAGAAATTCTTGGAGAAGTAACAATAACCCCATAAGGATTTATTATGGCAAAAACTAATGGCTTGAATGTTAGATTATATGTACAAGGTTATGACCTGTCGGGCGATGCTAATGCACTGTCTGGTCTAGGATATACTAGCGAACTTCTGGATGTGACCACTCTGGACGTTTCTGCCCGAAAAAGAATTATTGGTTCGGTAAATTCGGAAATGTCTTTCGATGCTTGGTTTGATAATGCGGCCTCTCATCAACACGCAGTCTGGACATCTAATTCTGGCAAAATACCTACAGCGGATCAGAATGTTTTAGTTCCTATGGGGTCGGCTGTAGGCGATCCGTTTGTAGGACTCGTTGCGAAGGAGGGAGCATATAACGTAACAAGCTCGAGCGGTTCGGCTATTGCTGCCAATGCTAGTTTTTCCGCAAACGGCTCGGCAGCGGAGTTCGGCGTTATGACAACCTCTTTTGATGACACCATTACGTCATCTACTTCAGGTACATCGATTGATAACTCTGCATCCAGTAGTGCAGGGGGATCGTGGTATTACCAAGTGTTAGCGTTGAGTGCTGTGGGCGGTAATGCTCGATGGCATTTGAACCTTCAACACTCTACTGATGACTCAACATGGACGGATGTATCAACGGCTACCGTTACCGCATCAGACGGGATCGGTGCCGCTAGGGCGGAATTTACAGGCACACTAAATAGGTATGTACGACAAAGGGTTGTACTGGACGCATCATCGGGATCATTAACATATGCAATAGGATTTATTAGACTATAGGAGGTCTTCAGATGGCAAAGCAGACAGGTATAGGCACTTACGTGGCAGTGGACGACAGTGGTGGAACCCCTCGTGATATCAGTAATGATATAGCAGATTACGGCATTAATATCGCCGATGAGCTTCTTGATGTTACAGGAATTGATAAGTCAGCGAGGGAGCGAATCTCAGGGATGTCAGATGCTGATATTACTCTAAATGGAACATTCGATGCCGCATCCAATAAAGCCCATGACGTTTTTAAGGATCGAACGGGAACACGGACAGTCGATATAAGGATCGGAGGCAATACGTCCACTAATCCTAAATTGGCAATGGAAATGCTAGTCGGGGGTTATGGCATCACGAGTAGTGCTAGTGACGGCACACTAAGCTGGTCGGTTACATTGAATTTGCAAAGTGGAACGGTTCCAGCTTGGACTACGGTAGCCTAATGGTAAATGCAACAAAGGCATCCGCTAACGGAGTTAAACCTTTTAGAATCCAGAGGCGTAGAGCAATCCTTGTTTTTAAGCAACCAGAATACGCTGGACTTCATATCGAGGTTCGTCTTGATGTAGACCTCAGAACATTCTTGGATTTACAGGAATTAGCTGGGTCGGGAGAGGCTAAAGCCGCTGATCTCAGAGAAGCATTCTCTATGTTCGGTGATACGATTCTCGATAGCTGGAATCTACAGGATGAAGACGGCACTACATTGAGTGTTGATGCCGCAGGATTTCTAACCCTCCCTCCATCTATGGGAACGGCTATTCTTATAGCATGGAGTGATGCAGTGACTAAATCGGGGGAAGTCTTAGCCTCGGTATAGCCAGATGGAAATCTGTAAAGGGCGGTACTGATCGGGATGGTAGACCAATTACCAAGCCGATAGAGTTAGAGGCGGCAGAAATTGTTGACGGTCTATGTCAGCGATACAGTTGCCTTCCGTCAGAGGTTATGTCCGAGGATGTAGGGATACTTAGAATGCTAGATATTGTCGGTCAAAACGAGGAGAAACCGAGTGGCTAATACTGTCACAATTACAGTTGATGCCGATACTAAAAAGGCAGAATCTAACGTCAAAGGCATGGGCGGTAAGATGCAAAAGGCGATGAAGGGCGTTGCTCAGGCTAGTGGAGCCTTGACGTTAGCAGGTGCAGCGGCAGCAAAACTTGGGGAAGAATACCAAGAAGCTACGAATACTATAGCAGCAGGAACAGGTGCTACAGGGGAACAACTAGAAGGTCTTACAGAATCATTTAAGAATGTTTGGAAGGATGTTCCGCAAGATGCCGCAACGGTATCAGGCGTGATTGCGGATTTAAACACCGAACTGGGCCTTGAAGGAGACCAGCTTGAGGACGTTACCAAGGCTTTTCTAGATGTATCCCGTGCGATGGGTGAGGATGCCCAACCAATGATTAAGGCTGTAGCCGACTCTATGGTTGCATTTGGTGTACCAGCAGAGGAGGCCAGAAAGCAATTAGATAAGCTGTTAACAGTCTCACAGGCCGTTGGCGTTCCGATGACTGAGTTGGCCGACACAGTTGTGAAATTTGGGCCTCAATTAGCGGATATGGGTTTTGACCTAGATGAAGCCACGGCGTTAGTAGCAAACATGGAAGAGGCAGGTCTGTCGGCATCCAAGATGATGCCCGGACTTAATACCGCAATTGGGAAGTTGGCAAAAGAGGGAGTAACCGATATATCCGCTGGACTTGCGGAGATGATTGACAGTATAAAGAATGCAGAATCGGATACCGATGGGATGGCGATTGCCGTAGATAATTTCGGAGCAGGTGCAGGAGTTAGGTTCAAGGATGCTATTGATAAGGGTGTATTCTCTCTGGATAAGATGCTTGATGCAATGGGTGATTCTGAGGGCAAGGTAGCGGAACTTGGTGAAGCCACACTCACATCATCAGACAAATTCGACATAATGAAAAACAAGGTCAAGGAGTCCTTAACCCCCATAGGGGATTTTGCAAATGCTATGGGGCCAATGGTCGTAATGCTTCCTGCGATTGCAACTGGAATATCTGCAATGGCAGCATCTCAAAAGATCGCTACCGCTGCAACTTGGCTCCAATCGTTAGCGATGTCTGCCCTGAATTTGGCTATGGGGCCAATTGGACTAATAATAATCGGGATTGGCGCAGCAATAATTTTAGGTATTGTAATTTGGAAAAACTGGGATAAAATAGTCGAGAAATTCAAAGAAGGACTTACGACAATTAAACCAGTATTTCAATCGGTGAAGGACTTTATATTTGTATCATTAGATAGCCTGAAGGGTAAATGGGAAACGATTTGGAATGGCATGGGCGATGTTGTAAAACTGGTTT